AGTGAGTATTTAGGTTTACCCTACACTGAAATGGGCGATGGTATTGCAATAGGCGATACTGCAGGTACGAGTTTTGCCTCTATTGGAATTATGAAAAGCCTTAATGCCAATTTTCAAACTCCATATACTAATGATGATTTTTTACTTATAAACTCTAGTGGTTTAGATGGAGTCTTTATTAATAATAAATTAGTACAAACGAATGGAACACTTGACATAATTCATACGACTGGTGCTAGGTTCGTAAGTAAGATAAATGTTACCAATGAAGATGGAAATGTCAACAAAGATCTATGTTCTATTTTTTCAAATGCAAACCTGCTTATTTGTACTTGGGCAGGAGGCTCGTCTAGCACTACTCAAGACGCGGAACAATATGGTCGACTTAAGATACATCGACTAGACTCTGACTTGTCTGTGCTTAGGAACCTAAATACAACTTCTCGAGTTATTGATCCAATTATTGATGATCATGGGCACTACAGTACTGTTTTCCCTACGACTAATTTAACCAGTGTAGACGTAGTAGGAAAATACCTTTTTGCAACTAGAATTCGCCCACAGGATTATGTAGGACCAGCGGTTGCTGGTACTACTACTCTTTTAGACTCATTACTTATTGCTGAGCTTGATTCATCCAGTAGCGGACTTCGGGCCATTGGTTATTGGGGTGATACTGGTGAGGTTGATGAATATTATGCCAAGAAAGTACAGGTAGTAGGCAGCGTTGCATACGTTCTTACTAGCAAAGCAATAACTAGTGACTGGACTTCAAATGATTCTTATCTACATGCAGTGGATATCACTGACCCAACTAACCCTATAACACTAAGCCGGGTCACAACAATGAATGACCATAAATATTTAGACTTTACTATAGTTAATGAAAGAGCCTTTATCTCTGCTTGGGACCAGTCAGCACAGACTATTGATATCATCACAGTCGATATACACGACCCAGCTAACATACCTACTCCATCTACTTGGACTAATACAGGTATTGCCGCAACTTCCCAAACTCCAGCTCCAATAAAAATAGATGGAGATACCTTATATTTAGGCGCAGACGCATATCTTAAGATTTATCGGATAAATTATACAGCGAGTTTAGATCTTACCGCAGTCGTTAGCACAACCGCTGTCTTTAGTCCTATTACTTATAGAATCAGTGATATTGTAATAAACGGAGATTACGTGTATATAGCTGGCGAATACCTTGACGGTCACAGGCTGCTTACTTTTGATGTAACTGACCTAGCTGCTCCAGTATTTGTCGGAGAAGAGACATCAAATACTGGAGCGTCCGGGAAGATGACACTTGTTGGAAACAAACTCTATCTTGCTAGTTCTCAAGGCACAGGCGTATATGCAGCAGTAGACGGTGGTCTTTCTGAATATGAGATAGACGGTATAACTTCACCTAGTGCAAATATCTCAACACTAAAATCAAATGAAATAAAAGTTTCAAACAGCCTTTATGTTGGAAAAAAACTAGATGTTGGTAATTCCATAAATGTAGGTAGCGGCGGACTCTATATTGACCAGGGCGTAGGGCTTGCAGTCGATGGACCCGCTAAGATCTTAGGTAATCTAGAAGTGAATGGAGAAATAACAAAAATAGCAAATGCAATTGCGTTTAGTAAAACACAAATTTATATCAATGCATTTCAAGACGATAACTTATTTTCAGGATCACCATTTGGTTCCGTTCTTTACCCTTATTATGAATTACCGGATTTTAATTCATCATATTTAGAAATTTATATAGGTTGGAGTGGAGACGCAAATACATCAAGTATTAATTCTAATAAAATACCTGACGATATCTCAATAATATTACCTAAGATCTCTACAGAATTTTACGAAGGACAGAGACTTACAGTTCGTATAATTGCTCTACCGTGTAGAGCATATCAAACATCAACACAATGGAATTGGCCAACAACGGCTGGCGCAACTGCAGGTATAATACAATTATGTTCAGCAATAGAAGGTAATGCTGGTGGTGCTGCTCCATTCCAAAAGGAAATCATTAATTTCACAATCTCTAATCCAACTCATAGTGCAAGTGAAGTTTACGGAAAAGAAGCACTAATAGAATTAGTTTATACGAAAGCAGTAATAGTTGCAAGACAACAGACTGGCACAAGTACGTACGTTGATTACACATATAGCGATTATTGGAGAGTAATAAGTTCAAGTGTCTTACCTTTGACTGTTGATAATACTTAAATCCATTGATTTAAGTTAAATGGCATGACGCGGTCAGCTACCAACAATTCCTGTAACTCAGATATCAAATTAGGATCAAGATTAGAGTCTTTAGAGATAGCTGCATTTAGCACAAGTAAATCTTTTATAACAGTTGCTGTTGCAGTCTCCTCCTTATTATGAAGTATTGCAAAAAGTACGTTCTCCTTCTCTCGCATTCCGCTAAGTGAACTTATGTTTTGCTTAATTATCTCTTCCCTTAGTGTAGCATTATCTGCGAATACTAATCTCAATGATTTTAATCTTCTAAAAGAAAAACCAAAATCCTTCTTCTTATCAAACGTTAGTTTCCAAATCACATATCTGTTAGTATTTATGCAATTTGTTATTATGAATATCTCTTTCTGTTGATGCAGCTTAGGATTAACAAAGAAGATCTCTGAGTTATCTAGGAAGTAGTTTTGAGCTTCCATATAGTCGATCAGCAGGCTTAAAAAAACAAAATTAGCATTCCTAAATATCTCTATAGTTTCTGAGGAATTATCTTCATATATCTTCTTTAGGTCTTCTCTTATCTTCTTAATTCTATCCTCCTTCCAGACAGGATTCATCTTAAAGTCAAAAAGATTTCCTTCAACTGCTAACGTGTTTAGGTTTAAGCTGTGAAATAGGACCTCATAAAAATAGGAGAGATCCCCTTCTTCAAGGTCTTTTTTGTATTTTTGAGCAGCTGCAAGAAGTACATAACTAAAGTATTCAGAGTCCATAAATCTTGCTTTAATTAACCACAACGAATCCAATATTTCCTTTCTTCTAGTCATAATATATTGTTATTTATTTGTACTAATAATAAGTTATCAGTTTACCCCATCTTTCTAAAATAAATAAAATAAAGCAAATCTGGTGCAGACTACTGTAAAACTATTAATCGATTCTCAGAATAACTCTTTGACCTTTAGTAAGAACTTTAGGATCTTCTCTACTGATGAGCCTATCACAGGAATCATTGAATTTACTGAGTTTATCGAGGACCTGATATATGGTTCACCTAACATAATTGACCTAGCTAATCTGATTAGAAAAATAAGATATTCTAGGAATAAGCTTGACTGGTCACTCTGGTATATTGTTGCTCCTGGAAATATTGGAGACTCAGCTAATATGATATTAGATTCAGCTGATCCTTTCTATTTTCAAGTAAGATACGAATACGATGATGGCACCACCAACCAATTACCTGATCTTATTCAAGTAAACGAAATAAAACTTAGGTTTAAATCTTCTCCTGGAACACTAGATGTTTTTGCGCCTAAAGTAAAGTGCTCAAACGAGACCTATTCTTCAATAATTGCCAATCGTGATCCTAGTTTTAGACCATATGAGGTAGACAGTGCAATTACCATGTTTAAAGACCTATCTTTCTTTACTAATCAGATATATGGTCACCAAGTAGTCTATTTTAGAACACTACCTGAATCAGATAGCGGCGATTATGTATTTAAAGAGTGGACTCTATATAAAAACGTAGATCGTAAGTGTATTAAAGTAATGGTGCCCGGTAATACTTTTCCAGAAAACACTCCAAAATATACTGAATTTGGCCTAGACTTTCAGGTGCCGTTTGAGATACACCTAGACCATAAGTATTTTCAATCTATTTTTGGATCCTGTTCAGAACCTAGGAAAAGAGACTTTTTGTATTTTCCACTACTCAATAGAATGTATGAAATACAAGGATCATACTTAAGTCGTGGGTTTATGATGGAACCAGTCTTTTGGAAAGTTCAACTTAAGAAGTTCAGTCAAAATATCGATATGCTTCTTACTGACACAAGTAGAAGCTTCCTAGATAACGTAATCGTAAATGCTGACCAGCTATTTAGTGATGAAGTAGAAAAAGATATTAAAGACAGCACCATGCCGGCTCAATATCAAAAAATAACAACAACTTTCGATTCTTCAAGAAAAGCAATACATCCAGACGTGATACAGAGACCTTTGAAATATACCTTTAATTTTGCACCACTCATTGAAAATTATTATGACTTAGGCGGAGTTCCAGCAAACGAGATAACTGCTGAATTGCTAGCAACTTCACCTTTACTTTCTACTACTCAATCGCTAGAACAACTGCCTAATTTAGACAGCTCTTCTCTTCCTTCAACCGCTGTTATAATTGCCTATGAAGGCAGCCCTATCTACACTACTTGGAGAAACAATGGATTACTAACAAACGACAAAAACGTTAAGGCTTCTAGTTTTAGATACTGTCGAGTTAGAGGACCGTTTGATAGTATTTCAAACCACCAAGGAGAATCTGAAACTGGTAGATTTATCAGGATTGAGGCTTATCGAGACCTTAGTTTTAAAGATCCTCGAGATATTCTAACTGATGTAGTATCAGGCAAGACCATTGTAAAATTTAAAGTAAGGGAGCCAGCTGTCGTCTATTCTGCTACTCCTAAGTTTAACAATACGACTGATAGAAACTTAAGTTTTACCTGCCTATTCAATGTGCCATCAAGCGGTGGACCTATTAATTTTATCGATGGCTTCGATAGCGACAGTCAGTCTGGAATACAGATCACTGGTAACTTTACTAGATATATTAGCGCTGAGCCTGAAGGGGTATTGACACTTAGTATAAAAGCCAATGCACAAGTAAAAAACTATTCTATTGCTAATTTTACAAGCGGTCAGTGGCATGCACTAGTGGTCTCTATCTCTAATGAGTTTCTACAATGCGGAACCTATGTCTATAAAATAGTAGAGGATCCTAGCGACATCATAAATCATAGCGAATTTGTACCTATATTACAGGGCACCTCTTCTTTTTCTTTGACCCAGTTTGAAATAGACCAAAACTATATTTTACCTAACTCTAACTTGCTAATAACTAATATAAGAGTCTTTAACACAATGTTAAAAGAAGAAGAGCACGATTTTATATTAAGCCAACAGTTCCTTAGGGATGAATCTATGCTTGTTTTAATCGACAACTGTCGAGTACAGACTAATTTACCATATATCGTCAAAAATAGATAACTAATAATAATGAAAAGATCAAACAACGAAAACATAAGAAACAACAACTCACAAGACGTCTTTTTAAGAAACGCTACGCTATCTCTATTGGATCTACTCAATAAGGAAATTATAATATATTTAAAAAGAGGAGATAAAGTTGAAGAACACGCTATTCCAATTTTTTACAACTTTGGAGGAGACGAAGGATTTATGAAAGACTTCTTCTTAGAGTTACCGACTGACTGCTCTTATCCAAACTTTGCAGAGGGCAATTACGAACAGATGCCACGTGGAATAATAACACTAGATTCTTTTCAAATAAAAACAGCTGATCTTACTAACAAGTTTGTTAGGGGTAGCTTTAATCAGGAAACGCGAGATGAAAACAATCAAAAAGAGACCAAGGCCTATTCAGCAAGGTTATTTGTTCTTCCAATGAGTTTAACCTACTCA